CTGGACACCAAGTGGTACTTTATTGACTCCAATTACAGGGGAAGAGTGGCAATTTGTAGATGGTTCTTGGCAATGGTCTGACCTTCAAAATTTTGTAGGTGGTGGTAGGTATCAAAACATAGTTGTCGCCTTTGCCCACAACCGAATTTTAATAGAAAGTTTTTGATATGGCACTTGTAGAATTAGGAGCAGATAACGGTTTTACCGCTGGCGATTTAGATACCAGTGGGTACTTTGCAGCCGTACCCGCATTCCAGACTATCTGGGTAGCGGATGGTCGTCCTGCAACGGCAGACATACATACATCTGGCTATCATAAAATTGACATGGTCAATACAAAAATAACCGGAGTCCTTACAGGCACTTTAACGGTTGGGGATACCGTTGTTCAGGACACAAGTCTTGCGGCTGGAATTTATTTTGGTGCTGTCAGTGCAACAGTACACCTTATATTTAGAACTACTACTACCGAGTTCGATGCAACGAATCTAATAAAATTAGATGCTGGAAATTACATAACACCATCGGACGTAAAAGCTCCCCCACACTGGTTAAATTGGGTCTTAGATACAGGAACTTTCCCAGACGGTGGCTCAAACATTATGTGTCTCTTTGAGGGACGGTTGTGGATGAACTCAATGTTTAGTCCCAATCAATGGTTTGCTACTCGGCAGGGCGACCCACTTGATTTAGATACAGGTCAGACAGATGTTCAGGCAGCCCTTAGTTCTCAAAGTTCTGAGGCCGGTCAAGTTGCTGATTCTTTGGTTTCTTTAATAAGATATAAAGACAACTATCTGTTGTTTGGTTTAGCCAACTCTATTTATATTTTGAGAGGCGGCTCAACAGGCTCAGGTGCACTCAGCAGTTTAACTGATGAGACAGGCATTTTCTCACCAGAAAGTTTCTGTTGGGACAATGCTGGAAATTTATTCCTTGTCGGAATGACGGGATTTTTTAAAGTCCCAAGTGGGGCTGCAACTGAGGGGGTTGCTCTTGACAATATATCATTCAGAAAGTTACCCAATCTATTTAAGACTTTAAAGTTAAATAAAAAAACTGATAGGGTAGCTGTTGGATTTGACAGGGACAACAATACAGTTCACGTCTCTATCTCAATGCAGGATGGAAGTTGGGCTGTTAATTTTGTTTATGACATAGCTAATGATGCAATACTTCCTGATGCTTATGCAACAGGTTGTGTCCCAGCATCTTTCTTATATGTTAATGATTACGCCGATGGAAATTCTGATTTACTTCTTGGCTGTTATGATGGCTATATCAGGAAGTTTAATCCAGCTAAGAAATCTGATGATGGAACTGCCATTGAAAGCTATGTTCTTTTTGGCCCAATAACGATTAACGACTTGATACGGGCAAACATTAAAATTAGAGAAATTCAGATTGTTCTTTCAGAGGATTCAGATGGATTGACTTGGTACTTATACCAAGGTAAATCTAACGAAGAGATTGTAAAGGGTATAAAGGATGGAACTTTAACACATACACATACAGGAACAATTACAGGTGGGGGTCGTCAGGCTTCCATCAACGAGAAGATTAGCGGCGAATCTATCGCCGTCTTATTCAAACAAAATACAGTAGATACCAGTTGGGGTATAGAGGGTCTTAAGATTCGATATACAGTCGCTGGAACGGAAAAGGGAGCGTAATTATGGCAAATAATCAAGCAAGTCGCTATCAGTCAGCATTACAGACAAGTCAAGAGAAATATAACCAAATGATAGCAGAGGCTAATGCAGCCAAACAAACGGCAGCCACAGAGATAGCTCCAGAATTAACCCAGACAGCGGATATGTATGCTGCTGGTGGAACTTATGGTACTGGGCAAAGAATGCTTGTTGAGGAGGAACTTAAAGCTGGAAGCTCTAAGGAGCAAGCTGCTTTAGTATCTTCTGGTATGTCCTCAGGTTCAATGGCTGCGGGAGTTACTTCTCGGTATGCTCGCAATCGTGCTACTGAATTTGCCAACATAGAGGATACCAGAACTGATAAATTAACTACTGCTCTGTCAGCAGTTGCAGCAGCTAAGGAAGCAAGAACAGGTCGTATGACAAGTGCATACACCACGTCTGCTCAACTTATTGCCGGATTCCAAGAACCTAAAGTTAGCGACTTTGAATCAGCAGAGGAATTACAGGCTGCTCAGGATGCGGCGGCCAAGGAAAGACTTGGTATGCAGCTTACAGCAGAAGAAAGCAATCTGGTTAAACAGTTAAATGCTTCTTTACAGGAAACTAAGCTAACAACTGGGACACAAAGTCAATCAGCAGCTTTGAACTATGCTCTTGGCATGCAGGAGATAAAGGCTAATAAAGCTATTGCCGAGCAAACTATGGCATTTAATGCTGCACAAAACGCTAAATACAAACTTACTGCTGACCAACAGTTAGCAAGGGGTAGTTTATACATTTAAAGACTTTTCTAAGACTATTCTATGAGACCACAAAGAATACACCTTATACCGAATGACTGGTCGCACTTAGAGGTGGAGTTGAACCACTTAACGAAGTGGATTTCCTCTCAGGAAGTAACACCATTGTCATCCCCAACTTTCATAGGACTTACTCTAACTGGACTAACTGCTGGAAGAATACCAGTAGTTACAGCAGGCGGTTTAATAGCAGACAGCCCATATTTGCTGTGGGACAACGAATATGGTGAGTTGCACCTTAAAGCTACGACAGCCATTTATTTTGGTGAGGATTCAGAAAGCCTCATCTATCACAATGGCTATTATATGCGGATAATTGATGATGATAGTATTCACCTTGACGCACCTGCAATAGTTACAGCCGGTACTTTAAGTGCAGGGGCTATCACAGGAACATCCTTTATTATAGGCGCTAACACCCTTGGCACAACAGAATGGGCAAATCTCGATGGACAAGACCAGACTGTAAAGACCACAAGCTCACCAACATTTGCAGGACTAACTGTTTCTGGTGTTGGGACAACCAATACTATTGATATGCCTGAGATAGCGACTCCGGCTGCTCCTGCGACTAATAAACTTAGGCTATACGCCGCCGAAGATGCAGACTTTACTTTCTTGGAGGCTATTACAGATTTAGGAGTCGTATCCAGATTTCAGCAGGACGCATTCAGAGTGGCACGCAATACATCCGGCGCACCCATAGCAAAAGGTAAGGTGGTTTCTTATACTGGCTCAACTGGAAACAAGCCGAACTTTGCTCTCGCTAAAGCTGACTCTGAAACTACGATGGCAGATATTGCCATAACTACTGCAACGGTTGCCCACAATGGTTTTGGGCAGTTGATGCTTATTGGTCGTCTTACTGGGGTGAATACTGATGCTTGGTCAGAAGGTGATGAACTTTACGTTGATGCCACGACTGCCGGAGAACTAACAAATGTAAGGCCGTTACACCCTAACTTAGCACAGTGGGTTGGTACAGTAGAAGTTAAGAGTGCAACAGTTGGTGTTATCCTTGTAAATATACAGTCTCTCACCGGTATTGAGGACGGTACAAACAGAAATACATACACCATCGGAGACACTGCTGCTGGGAATAAAGTTCTAAAATTTGACGGTGCTGCTGATGCAACAATTACTTGGGATGGAACTAAGTTTGATTTTGGCACTGCTCCACTTTTAACAACAGGAACTTTAGGTGCTGGTGCAGTTACAGGTACAAGTTTCATAATTGGTGCAAATACAATTTCGTCTTTTACAAATCTGGCTTCTCTGGCTGGACTTAGTTTTGCAGCTACCTCGTTTGTAAAAATGACTGCGGCTGGAACTTTTGGACTTGATACGACAACGTATCAGGCAACTGATTTAGGACTGACTGCCATTTTAGGCTTGTCTAAAGCTGACGGCAACTTTATTGTGGGTGCAGGTTCGACGTGGGTAGCTGAATCTGGAAATACCGCACGGACATCTCTTGGACTTGGGACAGCTAACACCGTATCATTTGCAGGGCTTTCAGTTACATCTTTAGAACAAGCTAACCCAAGATTAGTGGCAAGCAACGCAACAGGGACTTTACTTAACGTTCCTAATTTATCAACGTGGGTTACCGGAACTACAAACAGAATTACAGTAGCTGACGACGGGGATGGTACAGTTACGTTATCCGCCCCACAGGATTTACACACTACTGCAACACCATCTTTTGCAACGTTGTCTTTATCAAGTCAACTTAAAATTTTAGAGAGTGGGGCAACCCCAACAAAATACACCATTTTCCAAGGTGGTGACCAGACAGTTGATATAACTTACACTTTACCCACAGCACTTGGAGCAGCCGGTACAGTCCTTACTGATGCCGCTGGCAACGGTGTACTATCTTGGGCAGCAGGTGGTGGGGGAACTTCTGACCACGCTGCCTTGACACACTTAGCTTATGCTGATTCAGGACACACTGGATTTCAGGCCACGCATACAAGCCTTACAGACATAGTTGGACTTGCTGTTACGGATGGCAACATAATTGTTGGCGACGGAACAAATTGGGTTGCTGAATCTGGAGCTACTGCAAGAACAAGTTTAGGATTAGGAACGACGGATAGTCCAACATTTGCCAATGTTTATGTTCCGGATGATGGGATTGTTGGAATAAGTGGAGGTGCAAGAATTGTTTTTGATTCCACAAATAACAATTTAACAGGCGTTGCTCACGAATTTACAGTCGGTGATTCGTCTTCGGCGACACCAACGAAAAAACACTTGTATTGGGGGTCTGCCAACGCACACGTTGATTTAGGTGGTCTTGGCTATAACAATTATTACAACGGTTCTTCATGGGTTCGTGATAACACGTCCTTTACGGGTTGGAGGTTAGGTGTCAACACTGGAGACAACAACGCATTCTCGACCTTTGCCCTAACATTTACAAATACGTCTGGAACAAGCTATGATATTTTTTATACGTCGCACAGTTCTACATCGGCAGACTGGTTAATACAACCACAAGGTTATGGTAAAGTTGCTATTGGTTTAACGGCTGCAACCGCAAAATTACATTTAGCGGGTTGTACCGCCGCAGCGAACACAGCATCTCTAAAGATAGATGCTGGAACTCTTGCGACCACTCCAGTTTCAGGAAATATAGAATCTGATGGAACTCACCTGTACTGGACAAATTCAGGTGGAACTCGCAAGCAATTAGACAATTAAAGGATAAAATTATGGCAAAATATCAAAGTAAATCTGACTCTTTAAAACCCACCAGAGTACGGAGTGTAGATACAGGTGAAGATGTTGGATATACCCCCTTGGGACAGGAGGAGTTTGCTACCGTTATAGACCAAGCTGGTAATAAAGAGATGTGGGTTGGAACGCCCTCACCGGATGTTCCTGTTGAGGAGACCCCACAACCTACTTCGGCGTATTCAAAGCCAGCTATACCAATGGACACATCCCCAGAGGGAACAGTCCAGAGAAAGTATGAAGCTCAGGAGGCGATGGCCTATGCTAATTTTCAGCAGAGGATGCTTAATGCAGGTGCATCAATAGACCCTAAAACAGGGCAGACCAATCTTGCTGCCGCAGACGAAATTCTTGTAGCCTACGCTAATGCTGGATTTCAAAACGATATTGCTGACTTACAAACTTGGAGACGTACTATCAAAGGTAGAATGGCAATGATTGACAAAAATCAGTATCTATCTTCTGAGATGAAAGAGGCATTTCGCTTGAAGGTTCTTAGAGAAGCTAAGGATGCTATCTATATTCCAGATATAACTGCATCGGAGAGAAAACAACCAAAGCCAATGTTCTCCGACAAGGAGGTATTGAAAGCCGCCGGTGCTATGCAGGCAAAGTTTAGTGAAACTAAGTATGCACAGGATATTTATGATGAGGGTGCTAAACTTTTAGGTATTGGTTGGGAAACACGGTTTCCAGAATTAAAAACGCAGGTTGACCAGATGATAAATAAGGACTCTGGTGGCGATACTGGAATGATTAGGATAAAGGATTCTGACGGTATAATTGCAAGAATTCCAAAGAATAAGTTGAGTGAGGCTAAAAAAGCAGACCCTAATTTAAAGGTTTTATAATGTCTATTGATTATAAATCACTTGGCGGTATAGTTGAATCAACACCTAAAACTGCTGCAACAAAAAGTAAAATTGATTATGCAGCATTGGGTGGGGAGATTATCTCTGAACCTGAAGAGAAACCCCTTGTATCAGTAACAGACCCAGCAGACGTACCTACTGGTTTGCCAGCGGAGAAACCCTCTCAGGAGGATTTACCTAAATTTACTGGGGGTAGTTATGGTCAACAGGTTGTTGGAGCAGTTGCCAAGGGTGGAATGCGTTTTGGCAGTGCCATACTACAAACACCAAAGCAGGTTGCCCAGTTAATAGCTCTCGTCGGGGATATGCCAATGGGAAGAGAACCCCAGCCCGGAGACACAGGCTATTTGATATGGAAAGAAAATAAGGATAAGGAAACAGCAGCTTCAAAATATATGAATATAGTTGAATCCTACAAAAGAGGCGTCCAGTCTATTCTGGCTAATCACCCTGAGTGGGAATCAGAACCCCCCAAAAACTTTAAGGACTTACTCACAAGCCCCAAGAAGTTATCGTTAGCAGTGCTGGAATCAACTCCAGTATTAGCTGCTGCCGGTGTAGTCACATTATCTGGAAGGCCCGATGTTGGCTTAGCTATGATGTATGCAGCTGAGGGTCAGGATGCTTATGACCAAGCTCTAACTGATGGGGCAAGTAAAAAAGAAGCAACAGCCGCTTATCACCTTTACGGCAGTGTGTCTGCCATATTGGAAAACTTACAGTTATCTGATATTTTAAAAATAGGAAAGGGTTCATTCAAAGCAGTTGCCGCTGCTACCACTAAGAAGGTTGCTAAGCAGGGGGTAGCTGCTGTAACAAAAGATATAGTTAAGGTTTCTGCACAAGAAGCTCTTGAGGAGATGGCTCAGGGAAGCTGGCAGGAACTTACAGCTAAAACGGTTTATGACAAATCAATTCCCGATGGGTTGGGTGGATTTATAGATAGAAGATTGCAAGAAGGCCTCATAGGATTTACTATGGGTGTTATACCCGGTTCTGGTGGAGCTATTGCAGGTAGTTCTGTAACCTCCGGCAAGGCCTCTGGTGTGGCTTCCAGTGCAACAACTGGGGAAGAGGGTGTGGTTACATCCCCCCAGACGGAAGTTGTCTCAGAACGCTTCCAGCAGCTTTCAGCAGAAAGAGATAATTACAAGCCAAATTCCCCTGAATGGAATAGTATTAACGAGCAGTTAGCCCTTGAATCAGAAGCAATGCGTCCAAAGGGAAGTCCACTTCAAGAATCACAGGCTAAGGCTGTTGGAGATTTACCATTGAGCGGGTCAGAGGTTGTTGGACAGAAGATGGTACAGACTGCGGCTGACTTGGCTAATGTTGGTCAAAGAGCACCTACCGCTAAACCAGCGTCTTTTGAATCCATATCCGAAAAGGCATCTCTCAATATAGAGGATGCAAAAAAATATACAGAGGGGTTACGAGTTCCTGCTGTTAAAGAATTGAGGGCAAGACAGGCTGCTGATTATCAGACAATACTAAGCGATGAGTTGGCTGCTGGGACTCCTCCTGCTGAAGCAATGCAAAAAGCACGAGCAGGTTTTAAGGACAAGGCTGAGACATTCAAAGTTCCTTCCCCTAACTTTACTCCTGACGAGATGAATGTAATCTCCCAAAAGATTATAGGTAGATACAAAGATGTATTCAAGGCCAACAATGCAAAAGAGGCTTTTGATGCTTGGAACAACGGGGAAGTTTTACAGAGAAGTCAATACCAATACATTGAAGATATAGTTGGAAAAAAGACTGCAACAGGACTATATGAAGCTCACGAAGCATTGAGAGCAAAGAACTACAATATACTTAGTTTGGAAAATGACATACAGGCTGCATCCAAATTGATAGTTAGTTTGGACGTTCAGATTGCCCGACAAGCGTCCTCCATTGCAGCCAGACATCCTATTTTATTTGCAAAGGCTGTTGGTATAAACGCAAGAGCTTATGTCAGTGAGAAATTTGCAGAGAAGATTGAGGAGAGAACTAAGCAAAGTCCATACTACCAAATTGCTACTGATGTTGGTGTAAATAGATTATCTACAACAGCTTACTCTGGAGAAAGAGCAGAACAGTTTGCACTAAGTACACACCTTACCCAGACGATGTTACACACTGGGGAAAAGGGTGGGGTAGCTGGTAAGGTAGCTGGTGCTCCAATAAGGGCATTGGGTAAGATTTCACGGGGTGCAGAAAGAGGTTTTGCTACCGCACACGATTATCTTGTTCAAGCCATGTTTGATACTGCAATGGCAGAATTTGAAAAGGCAGGATTACCTGTATCTCCTAAAATGCAAGCTGAGTTCACT